GTATCACTAACCCGCTTTTCGAGTGCTGGTACATCGATAAAGGGCTTTTCTGTCATTACTGGCTTTTCGATCTCAATACCCTCTACCTGGTCAGCATTGAAAACAAAATAGCTCTTTAAGCAATGATAAGCGCTAGATTCTAATTGACCATTAGTAGGATTAATCGATTCTTTTTTGATCGGTGAATAGAATACGATCATCGTACCCTTTTCACCTTTTCTAACATTAGCGCCTAACGCTTGCCATTGTTTGAAGCTAGCCCATTTAGAGCTTGAAAAGCCCGACATACCTAGAATTACTCGATTGATCCCGTTATAGGGCTTTTTGCTGATGATATTTTGATCTTCACCAGCGCTGGCGAATGTAGTCCATGGTTTGATCCATGGCGTAGCGCCACGCTCTAATTCGGCAATGATTCGATCAGTCACTTGTTGATAGATTTTGTTTTCCATGGTTAAAACTCTCCTAATGTTAGGTTAAATTCACGCTCTAATTCGCTTCTCTTTTTCCCGCTTACTTTAGAAATGGCGTGTAGTGCGAGTGTTGCTGATTCGTAGGAAATATCATTATTGAGATCAGCTAATAGATCCCGTATAGCTTGAATCAATGTCAATTCGTTGTAGGTCATATTTTCCCCGTTAGGTTAGGTTTAAGTTATCTCCAATAGCCAAATTTCTTAATGAATCGCTCTTTAACTACATGGTACGCAAGCGATCCAGCGATTACTCTATAACGCACTTCAGTTAAGCAAGCGTGCGTTCCTACTTCAAGCAATCCAGCGAATTGATATGCATCTTCTTCAGCGTAAAAAGACAGTTTTCTTAATTGTGCGTTAGTCATAGAGAATCTCCAATAGCTAGGTTATATGCAAAATTGCATATCTTGATTATACATAAATACAGGTTATGCAAGTTAAATTAATAACCTTACAAGTAGATAGACTATTGTCTATCGTCTATAGACTATCGTCTATTTTCTATCGTCTATAGAATGTATATATATCTATATATATATAGTATGCATAGGAATGTAGTAGATAGCTTATATATAGGTAAGGTGGTTAGATTGAATTTAAGTGTGGTTGCCACTCTTTCCGATCTTGCGAAAAGGGACTATTTGCAAATTGGGTAAGGCAATGGAAAACGCTTAAACAAATCATTTCGGATTTGGGATTTGGTCAGGATCGTTTTTTTGCGTGGTTGTTTTCTGTTTGTTTGGCTATTTAATTGGGTTTGGACTTTGAAAAGTGCGCACCCCATTCCCACCCCACCCCAAAGAAAAATCAGATTTTCTGAAGTATGTCGGTATTCGCTGTAAGGTCTATGGAATCGAAGGTTGTTGTGTAGATGGTTCTACCGAGGATGGAATCTATGTTCCATTGGTTGTAGGTTGTCCACAAAGGTCCTGTGTCCACCGCCACGATGTACTGGCAATACTGCGCTAGGTTACCGATCTCGGTTACGGTCATGTGCATTTCTAGCGTACTTGGGCATAGTTTGGTGGGATAGACCGTAATCACATCCATGTCCTCACAGAGCTTCTTGGTTAGGCTCTCAAACTTTTCTAGGGAGAAAGAGGGCAACTGGTTGCTCCCTGGTGGGCAATTGATAATCAGGACATCAAAGGGCTGATAGACCTTCTTGCGTAGTGCGGGGTACTCAAAGAGTAGGTCGTACTTAGTCCGTATCGGGTTCTCCACGCCTAGGCGTTTGGAAAGGGTGTCAAACCAGTCTAGGTGCAGATCAACCCAATGGCGTTGTTTGGGGTGTCGGTAAAACCAGCCATCCACGCCAAGCCAAGCGTTTGTTGCGGAATTTGCCCTCTCCCGTAGAGGGAGAATCTCGATAGTCGTTAAATCCTCTACTACTGCAAGCAACTGCGGGATATAGATGTCCTGGCAGTAATGACGAAAGATGTAGTCGGGATATAGGTAGGACAGTCGCCTAAGATAGTTTAGGTGGATTAGCTGGTCACCAAGATGATATTCATTGTATGTTTGTATCATGTTGTGTATTATATGGTTATGAAAGGAGAAGTACAGATGAATATAGCAATTGATAAAAATATTCCCATACCGCCTGAGAAAAAGCGCAATGTGTACCCATATAAAGAGATGGATATTGGGGAAAGTTTTGTCGTTCCTGGAGCAAAGATCCAGATTGTGTGCAATGCCAACTACCGAGCTGGCAAAGTGTCAGGTAAAAAGTTTATCGCTAGGCGAGAAGGGGATGGTGTACGGGTATGGAGAACTCAATAAAACAAGCAAATGGCACGATGACCGTCGATCAGTACATTGAAAAAGCTAGCGATGATGCCAAAAAGATGTATATGCAACGCATTTGGGCGATGGATAAGGAGCAAGTATTCCACGAATTAATGCGAGTTCATGCCGAAAGTTCCAAGCTGTTGATGCAAGCCCAGGCTGAGTTAGATCGTTTACGGGTTTTGGTAGGTGAGGATGACAGCCAAGAGCGACATTGAGAGAATCACGGAAGAACGCCTAATATACAAAACCGAGATGATGAAAGCCATAGCGTGCCGAAAGAAGAAGGACAAAATAGCTCTAGCAGCCGAATGGAAAGCCAAGTATTCTGAGATGACTTACAACGCTTTGATTATGTTGGCACGCAACCATTCAGCTAGATTAAAGGTCGCTTATTGGGATTTGCCGAACTTTGAACTTAAACGCTTAAACAAACATGGATAAGGTCGTTTTAATTACGGGTGGGTTTGATCCCCTTCATTCTGGACATATTCAATATATTCAGAAAGCACGGGAGTTGGGAAACTCATTAATTGTGGGATTGAATTCGGATGCGTGGTTAGAGCGTAAGAAAGGCAAAGCCTTTATGCCATTTCAAGAACGCCAAATTATTATGCACAACATTAAAGCGGTAACGGCTTGCATTGACTTTGACGATAGTGACGGCACAGCAAAAAATGCCATTTACAAGGTACGCAGTATGTTTCCTAAAACTTGCATTGTGTTTGCCAATGGCGGTGATCGTACCAAACAGAACATTCCTGAAATGGATGTAATGGATGGCAATGTAGAGTTTGTCTTTGCCGTTGGCGGTGAAAACAAGCAAAACTCATCATCGTGGATTTTAGAGGAGTGGAAAGCTCCTAAAACCGAAAGACCATGGGGTTATTACCGAGTATTGCATGAAGTTCCAGGTACAAAGGTTAAAGAATTAACCGTAAATCCAAAACAAAGCCTAAGTATGCAACGACATCAAGATCGTAGCGAATATTGGCATATTGCAGAGGGCGAGTGTATGGTTAATGGTCAATATCTTAAACAGCACGATTGTTACCATATTGAGCAGCTCCAATGGCATCAATTGACTAATCCATACCAAACCCCATGCAAGATTGTTGAAATCCAGTATGGCAAACAATGTACTGAAACAGATATAGAAAGAAAAGAATGAAAGTATTTATTACGGGGATAAGCGGTCAAGATGGTTCATATCTTGCCGAATTACTAGTATCAAAAGGATACGAAGTACACGGTATGGTGCGTAGGATTAGCCAACCTAATTTGTCAAACCTAACAGAAGTTATTAATCAAATTACTTTGCATACAGGCGATATGCAAGATGCTAATAGCCTATATCGGATTATTGACAAGGTACGCCCAGATGAGATTTATAACTTAGCTGCCATGAGCCAGGTGCGGGATTCGTATGACCATCCAGATGTGACCCAAGACATTAACGCCAATGGATTGCTACGGATTATGGAAGCCGTACGCACCATGGGTTTAGATTGCAAGATATACCAAGCGTGTTCGTCTGAGATGTTTGGCAAGGTTCAAGAAACCCCACAGCGGGAAACCACGCCATTCTATCCACGCTCACCATATGGCTGTTCTAAAGTCCATGCTTATGAATTGGCAAGAGTGTGGCGGGAAGCCTACGGCATGAAAGTATATTGCGGGATTCTGTTTAACCATGAAAGCCCAAGACGGGGTGAAGCATTTTTATCCCGTAAGGTTTGCAAAGCTGTAGCCGAGATTGCCAATCAAAAACGGGATAAGCTGGTATTGGGAAACCTGGATGCCAAGCGAGATTGGGGATATGCCAAGGAATATGTGGAATGGATTTACGCCATCATGCAATATTCCACGCCCGATGATTTTGTGATTGCTACAGGTGAAACGCACAGCGTTAAAGAGTGGGTAGAGTTAGCCTTTCAATGCGTAGGCATTGATAACTGGGAAGATTATGTGGATTACGACAAAAGCCTAACCAGACCAGCCGAAGTTGATTTGTTATGTGGCGATGCGCTTAAAAGCAAACAGATTTTAGGATTTGAGCCAAAAGTTAAGTTTAAAGAACTAGTCAAAATTATGATGGATGCTGAAATGAAAAAGATTAGTAACTTTCATGAGGATCATCGCAGACGCTTGCACAGTTTTCCAGAAGCCAAGCTCTTAGAGATTAAAGAAGATTGCACCATTGGTAATCATTATCACAAGATTAAAACCGAAAAGTTTATTTTGTGCGAAGGAGAAGCTGCTTTAACAATTAAAGATGGCGAAACCACGCTCATGCAAATTGGAAAGATTTATACGGTATTACCAGAACAGCATCATACTTTTAACATTAAAGCGGGTAGCGTTTTAGTTGGTTTGAACTCTATGCCATTTGATCCTAAAGACGACTACAAATGAAAAGTGCAGCCGTAGTTACCGTTACCCAAGGTCGCAAAGAGCTAGAGCGTTGTTTGCGGGGTGTGGCACACCAATCCTACCCATGTACCCATTATGTGTTGTGCGATGGCGAGGATGACCATGCAATAGCCCAGTTCTACGATATGACGAGAGATTACGCTAAGTACGAAGCCCGTTGGTCCTATTGGGGTAATACCATTGGTGGCAATGGCTGGTTAGGTCAGCGCTGGTTAGCTGCTGCGCCACAGCTCATTACCGAAGATGTGACTTTCTTTTGCAATGACGATGACTGGTATGACGAGCATCATGTTAAGTCCATTATGGAAAAGATTAATGCGGGTTACGACTGGGCGCATAGCTTACGCAAGGTGTTCGACAAAGACGGCAAGTTTTTGTTTCACGATGACTGCGAAGCCCTAGGCGAAAACCACCATGCCTGGAATATTGAAGGGCATCATTTTGTGGACTGGTGTATGTGGGGTATGAAAACCGACAAGCTACGCCAAATTGCAATATTGCTTAACAACAAAGATGCAACCGTAGATCGGCACTTTTACAACGCAGCAAAACAACTTTTTCCAAACTTTACAAGCACCAATCGGCATACCTTTAACTTCCGCTTAGGTGGTGGTTGCGGGGTGCAAAAGGAGTTCTTTGAACAAGGAAACGCCTGGATGCTCAAGAAGTTTGACAACAAATTACCGTGGATTAAAACCTAATGGATTTTAACCTTAGCCAGTTTTACAACTTTTGCTCTCAGTTACAGATTGAAACCAAAGAGCAAGGGCTAAAGCGCATGGGCAGTCTGCTCGGTACGCAGACCTATGTAATGAATGAAATCAAAAAAGGGTTGGCAGAGGATGTGCATTTCTTTGTCATCCTGAAAGGAAGGCAACTTGGCATCACTACAATATCACTCGCACTTGATCTCTACTGGCACTTCACCCATCCAGGGTTGCAAGGAACGCTCACCACAGACACCGAAGAAAACCGAGATATGTTCCGAAGCACCCTTGCCATGTATATGGAAGGTTTACCCAAAGAGTATCGAATCCCGCTTCTTGCCCACAATCGGAATCAGCTTTCCCTCAAGAACCGCAGCCGTCTTTTTTATCAAGTCGCTGGACTTAGAGCAAAAGGTTCACTTGGTCGTGGAAAGGCTATCACATACCTACATGGTACGGAAACAAGTTCTTGGGGAGATGAAGAAGGACTAGCTTCCCTCTTGGCTTCCTTAGCTGAAACCAATCCAGATCGAATGTACTTGTTTGAATCAACTGCCCGTGGTTTCAATATGTTCCACGATATGTATGTCACCGCTAAACGGGCTAGAACCCAACGGGCTATTTTCTGTGGCTGGTGGCGCAATGAACTCTACAGCCTAAATCCTGAAGGTCAAACCTACAAAGTGTATTGGGATGGCAAGCTATCAGGCGAGGAAAAAGAATGGGTACGGGATATTAAGAAACTGTACAACTTTGAAATCAATAGCCGTCAAATAGCATGGTGGCGTTGGAAGCTCTATGAAGGCATTAAAGATGACAGTCTAATGTACCAGGAGTTCCCACCGACTGAGGACTACGCTTTTGTGATGACGGGAACTTCTTTCTTTTCTAATGCGAGGTGTACGGATGCCGTCAAAAAGATTAAGCGAATGGATTGTGAATACTTTAGATACAGCTTTGGAGTTAACTTCCAAGATACTGAAGTCCTTAAATCCACAGAAAGATTGGCTTCGCTCAAGGTTTGGGAGCAGCCTGTTGATACTGCTTATTATGTTATTGGCGCTGATCCCGCTTACGGTAGTTCTGATTGGGCTGATCGTTTCTGTATTCAGGTCTATCGGGTATATGCTGACGGGCTTGAGCAAGTGGCTTCCTTTGCGACTTCAGAGCTTAACACTTACCAGTTTGCGTGGATTATTGCACACTTGGCTGGTGCGTACAAGAATTCGACCTTAAACCTAGAGGTCAACGGTCCAGGTCAAGCCGTTATTAACGAACTCAAGAATCTCAAGCGCCAAGCTGCGAACATGGGTAGCGCCTTGGGTAAAGACCTGATGGATGTGTACGCCAATATGCAAAACTACATTTGGCGCAGAAACGATACCTTAGGGGGTATATCAAACAGCATTGGCTGGCTGACTACCGCAGCGACTAAGGAAAGGATGCTCACCTACATGAAGGATTACTTTGAGCGTGGCATGATGGACATCTACGACATGGACACCATTGAAGAAATGAAAACCATGGTGCGGGATGGTGGATCAATTATGGCTTCTGGGCGCAATAAGGATGACCGAGTAATTGCTTCAGCCCTAGCGTGTGCTGCGTATGCAGAGCAAGTCCAGCCTAGACTGATTGCCCAAAAGATTAGCCGTCAAGTATCACGGGTGCAAGATGACTTTACCCCAGAGCAATTGACAGTCGGGCGCAATGTGTCAGACTATCTCAAACGCATTGGAGTGTATGGACAATGAACCCCACGCTTTCTAAGGCAGAACTCAAGCGCATCATGCGTAGATTCCTCTCAGACCATAACCGAGGAATTAGCATCCCTTTATTCTCCGATCTATGCGGGGTATCGGTTAGCCAATTGCGGGATGTGTTCCTCAGAGAAGCAGAACCATTGACCGAGTATGTGCAAAGGCGGGTAAGCAAAGCCTATAACGAGTGGAAAGATGGCGAAGTAGCCATCATGCAAAACCGAGATACCAGCAAGTTTGTCCAGTTTAGGAAAGAAGCCAAGCCAGCCATGCAACGCACCACAGGCTTGCAAGTGGTTAATGGAGAGATTAAGATTAAGTTAGGCATTACCAAGAAGTATGATTATTCAATTAGTACATTAGATGAACAGTTAAGAAGGGGATAATATGGCAGTTAAACACGATTACAAATGCCCAACACACGGGTATTTTGAGAGTACCAAGGCGCAATGCCCAATGAAAGGATGTCAAGATGAAGTTTTTATCGTTTTTCTCCAAGCTCCAGCAACTATTTCAGCGAAAACCCGCTTTACCGACAAGTCAACCAAGCAACTCGCCATCGAGTTCGATATGTCAAACATCAAAACCACTAGAGAAGGCGAAAACCAAAGCGGATACCTTACCCGTAAAAACAAATTCAAAGAAAAAGATTACGCAGAAGCCGAGAAGTTCGCAACCCGTAAAAGAGGGGTTAACAAAGACAAGATCAAACCTCAACAGAACCCGCAACCGCAACCGCAAGAAGCCCGCCCTGGTGATGCGGCAATCTGGGGTGGTGGCTTCCAAGGACTGAGTATGCAATCTCTGTTGGCGGGTCGTGCAATTAAATCCGTACAAGGAGAATCGGTAGGCTTGACACCATCTCAGGCTGGCATACAATCAGGACCTAGAGTAGATCCGAAATCAACCTTGCGAGATCCAGATAATTTGAAGATTAAGACATGAGAATCCCATCAAATGCTCAAGAAAGAGAAGATTTTTATTTAGAAATCTTACAAAAGTGTCTGGTTTCTAAGGAAGAAAGACGGGCTGACTACCATACTCTGCGGGCTTATTACTTGTTTGGAGCTGGTCCAGAAGAACCACCAGCGTACTTTAACAAGATTAATCCGCACCTAGATCAGCTTTCTTCTTTCCTTTATTCAGCAGACACTACCCGCTTTTCTATCCAGCTCGGTGCATCGGTTAACAACATTGAGCATCGCAAGACACCCGCATTAACTCAGGCTTTAAATGACGAATGGCTAAACTCCAATGCTGACCAAGTGTTTTCTCAGGCATTGAACTGGTCGTTGGTGTACAACACCACCTTCATTAAACTGGTTGTTAATAACGGAATCCACCCATACATGATCGAACCCTCATCGGTAGGCGTGTTGCGGGAGGATACACCTTATACAGACAGGCAAGAAGCCATCGTTCAGACATACTACATTACCAAGTCGGACCTCTATGCCCGTCTGTATTCCCATCCAAAGCGTGATGAACTGGTAAAGCGTGTCACTACTGGCTCTGGTCCAGAAGATAGCGACATCCCAGATGCCGTAAATCGCATTGTTACCAGTCAAACCAACCCTACCATCTACGGTAATGTAAACATGGATCTCTACGGAGAGATGCGTTACCAGGCTAGACTAGCCGAAGAAACCGTAGAAATGAACGAATTATGGGTTTGGAATGATGATTTAGGCGATTATCAGGTCGTAACCATAGCCCAACCACAGGTAGTTATCTACGATAGACCTGGCGAATCCTTGTTTATGAAGGGCGAATGTCCATTTATTCAGCTCTGCCCTAACCCTTTATACGATTATTACTGGGGTGAATCCGAGTGCCAGAAGCTAATTCTGTTGCAATCGCTACGAAATAACCGCATGACGGAGATTTTGGACTTACTCAGTAAGCAAGTTAGCCCTCCTACAGCCCTTACAGGCTTTACTGGCATACTGGATGAGAAGAATTTTGCCCTCAATCGTGCGGGTGGACTGCTTGCTAGCGATATGCCTAACGCCAAAGTGGATCGTTTAGCGCCTAATTTACCCAATGATTTGTTTGAAATGTTGCGTGAAATCGATGCAATGTTCTCAGAAGTATCAGGAATCTCCAATGTTTTGTCTGGTCGTGGCGAATCTGGTGTCAGAAGTCAGGGTCATGCTAGCCAATTAGCCCGTCTTGGTAGCTCTAGGGCTAAGAAAAGAGCATTGATTGTTGAGGATGCCTTGGAAAAGGTCGCAACCATGTACCTCAAGCTCATGCAGTTCTATGATCCTACGCATTATGTGGATACAGAAGGCAAACCATTTATTGCCGATCAATTTACACGGGATTTTGTGGTGAAAGTCGATGCCCACAGCAATAGTCCTATCTTTACAGAGGATTTAAAGAACCTTGCCTTCAATCTGTTTAAGGCTGGCGCAATCGATCAAGAAGCTCTGTTGGATATGCTTGAACCTCCGATGAAGCAGTTGTTAAAAGATAAATTAAAGACTAAGATGAGCATGAGTGGTGGAGGAAGCCTACCAGCTTCAGCTACCGAGGGTGGACCAAGCGAACCAATAGTGGGGTAATTATGGAAAATCAACAGATACAACCAAGAGCAGATCAACCTAGGGTAACTACTGAATCACTCAAGCGTGGTGATGCTCCAGCCCAGTTGCAGTATAGGAATCAAGGTTTTGAAAATGTTTCCCGTTCGCCCAGTACACGGGTGTACGGTCGTAGTATGCGGTAACTTTAAAGGAGAATGGTATGTACGGTAAAAAGATGAAGCGTGGTCGTAAGACAATGCGTTGATTCCTTCACGGGAGTTCCTTGGGTAGCGGGAATTAAAATACAGCTACCCACTTGACAAGTCATAGATAAAGTTTAATCTATGCAGAAATTGATAGGAAAAAGTTATGGCGCTACCGCAAGAAGAAATGATGAAGATGATCGCAAGCCAGCGAGATCAAGCTACTCCTGGCGGGATGGTCAAAACTACTGATGAAGAAGTGGTGATGTCCGATGCGACAACCCCACCAATGGCTGCTCCCATGTCAACGCCTGAACCTAAGATGGGATCAAAAGAATCTGCGATGCTAAACCTTTCCATGGCAATGGATCTCTTGAATCAGAGCTTGCCTGGCATTGGTGTTGGCTCAAAAGAAGGCAAACAAGTTTTGGATGCAATCCGTGTTATTACTGGAATTCTTGGTCCTGACAAAGAAAGAACCGATGAATTGCAGCCTTCTGAGATTTTGAATATGTTGCAAACTTTACCTCAAGCTGGTGGCGCAACACCTGAGAGTAAAGCCATGTCATCTGCGCCAGCAATTCCTGGCATGATGCCTACCCCTCCTAGTGGTGGTGCATTGCCAATACCTCAACCCATTTAAAGGAAATTATTATGGAACTCTTTAAACCCCGTGGCGCTTCAGCTCCTCGCAGACCTACTGATAACAATCAGCGTAATGGTCAAGTAATCAATACTCCACGCTTCTCTGAGTTTGGTGGATTGTCTGCTGCTAACAAAGCTGGTAGCAAGAATCAAATGTCTATGTCGCAACCTGGCGACACCAAAAAAGTTATCTAACTAAGAAAAGGGGATAAAGATGAGCTTAGAAGATATTAGTTTGGAACAGCGGGATGAATTGGCGCTCTTAATGCAAGAGTTAGCCCAGAACCCCGCTACTCGTAAAGAAGCCTTGCGTTTGACCAAAAAGGTTAGACCTAACTTGCCCATTCCTGAACTTGAGCTAGAAGATTACACCGAGCAAAAGGTGTCTGCTGCTGAAGAACGGGTTTTGCAATTAGAAGCCAAACTCAAGGAAAAAGATGCACGGGAAGAATTACAAAAGCGCAGAGATAGATTAATTAAAAAAGGTCTAGCTCAGTCTGAGGAAGATATTGAAAGCATTGAAAAAATTATGCTTGAAAAGAAAATTTCCGATCACGAAACTGCTGCTGAGTATTTTGACTGGATGAAACAAGCTGCAACGCCTACTCCATCTGGATATAACCCAAGTCCGTTAAAAGGTTTTGACCTGAATAACTATTGGAAAAATCCAGTACAAGGTGCTAGAAACGAAGCTGCAAAAGCATTGCAAGAGTTGCGTAAAAACACTCGACCAATCGGTATTTGAAGTTAGCAGTACAAGGGGATATTTAGATTTTTGTTTGGAGATAAACTATGCCAATAGGCGGAGGAATTCTTCCAGCAGCGGGTACATCGCAATATAACGAACTTACTTATGTAACTCGTAGAGCGTTTATCCCTAAGCTGGTCGTACAACTTTATAACAGCACACCCTTGATGGCTGCGTTGATTGCTAATAGTCAACAGGCTTCAGGTGGTGTATCCCAAGTAACTGTGCCAGTACAAGGCGCTCAGTTCGTTAACGCACAATGGTCTGACTACTCTGGTAGCTTCACACAACCATCCGTACAGCAAGGTGCATTTAACGCTGAGTTCAACCTTAAATTGATGATTGCTCCTGTACCATTCCTAGGGATGGAAGGCGCTGTACAGCAAGACTATGCAATTATTCCTCTCATTGAAGCTCGTATGAACGATGCAACCAATGTGATGATGGATGCAATGGCTACTGCTTTGTACACCAACTACACGAACACTCAGCAATTTATCGGTTTACCTGGCGCAATTGACGATGGTACTAACATGGGTACATACGGTAATATCAACCGTAGCACCTATACTTGGTGGCAGTCAAAGGTTTACAACGCTGGTTCAGTAAACCCAACTCGTCAAAATATCCTTCAGTACATTTCTGGAACTGTTAAAAACGGTGCAGAAGTGCCTACTTTTGGTGTTTGCGGATTCGGTACTTGGACACTATTAGCTCAAGATTATGTTGGTCAAGAGCAGTATGTGATTACACCAGGTAGCGGTTTTGATGGTGAAGCCAATGGACCACAAGCAGCTTTCCGTGCTTTGATGGTTGCTGGTGTACCTATTTATCCAGATCCTTATTGCCCAGAGGGTACTGTCTATTTCATTAACTCGAACTACTTGAGCTTGTACATCCATGACCAAGGTAGCTTCGTGTTTACTGGATTTGAAAGCACTCTACCAAACTGGCAGATTGGTTATGTTGGCGCTGTCTTGATGATTGCCGAATTGGTAAGCACCAAGCCTAAGTCGATGACCAGAGTTTCTGGCTACAACTCTATTTCTTTATAAGGAGAACTAGTCATGGCACTCGGCTTAAATAAAATCCTGATCTCAGGTAGCGCAACCAATACGCCTGGCGCATATTGGCAGCTTACAACCATTGCTGCAACTACCGCTGGTACAACTGTTCCCGCTGGTACTTACATCATGTTTTCAACTGCTAATGTGATTATCCAAGCAGTATCGGCATATAACACAACAACCAGCACAGCAACCTATTCCAATGTGGGCGCAATTAATGTGGGTGGTGTTGTGATCTCCGATGGTGTAAATGTACGCTTGCTTGCTACAACTAACGCTACAGTAACTCTTGCTACTGTAAACGGTGGTGAAGCTGCTTCTGGCACTTACAACGACTAAGGAGAGAAACAATGGCTAACCCAAATGCAGTAGGTAATCTTTACCTAAACAGTTTTGGATACGGCTT